TGCCAGGTTAGAGCGGGGGTGGAGCGGGACGGACTTGGGCGGGTGGTGGCTTACTGGGTCGCTTCCCACCACCCAGGGGACACGCCCGTGGGCCACGTGGCCGGCAAGATGCCAACGGTGGTCCCCCTCTCCGTGGAGCACTACACGCGGGTCCCCGTCTCCTCCTGTAAGCACATCAAGATTACGGACCGCCCGGGCCAATCCCGGGGGGTCCCCCTTCTCCACGCTGTGATGCAGGACCTCCGGGACCTGGACCTCCTGATGCTGGCTGTGATGAAGCGCTTCCAGATCAGCGCTTGCCTGGCGGTATTTCTGGAATCCCAGGAGTCAATCGGGGACGTTTTCGACGCAACCGCCAAGGAATACGGATATCAGCTAGACGAGGACATTTCCCCGGGAATGATCTTCAAGCTGATGCCTGGGGAGAAGGTCACCACGCTGACCCCCAATTTCCCCATCCCTGACCTGGAGCGCCTCGTGGTCCTCCTGGCTCGGAGGATTGGAGCGGCTGTTGGGGTCAGCTATCAGACGGTCCTGAATGACTTCAGCGGGTCCAATTACAGCTCCGCTAGGACGGACCTCCTCCGGGACCGGAGGCTCTACCGCTACCTCCAGCACAAGCTCATCAAGGGCTACCTGGAGTGGCTTTGGGTCGGAGTCCTTGAGGACGCAAGGCTCCTCGGGGACCACCGCCTCCGGGGTGTTTCGGATGCTGACATACGCGCGGTGGGCTTCATCGGGAACGGTTGGGAGTGGGTTGACCCCAAGGCCCAGGCGGAAGCGGTCCAGATCCAACTAGAGCTAAACCTCACGTCTCTCCAGGACGAAGCCAGCAAGATGGGGAAGGACTGGCGAAAGATCCAAGACCAACGCATCACAGAAATGAAGCGCTGGAAAGAGGAGCTGGAGAAGGCTGGCCTGAGCGACTCCCCCGCGGTCAATACCGGCGGCCAGGCCCAACTCCTCGCCCTCCCAAAGGCGGCGGCATGACTGAGCTCCTGACCCGATCCCTTTCGCTCCGGTCTCACGACCTGGAATCCCGGAAGGCCACCTTTGTGGCAAGCACGGAGACTGCGGTAATGACCCCTTGGGGTCCCGAGGTCCTTCGCATGAAGGGCGGGCGGCTCAAGCGCTTTCGCGCCAATCCCGTGGTGCTGGACTCCCACAACCGGGGGTCGATCACCTGCTTGATCGGAAAGGCCACGGTCCGGATTGATCTGAAGGCCCGGGAGCTCATCGCGGAAATCGAATACGCCACAACCAAGCTCGGGAACCTGGCTTGGGACCTGGTGGTGGGTGACTTCCTGCGCGCTGTCTCAATCGGCTACGCGGTCAACGAAAAGCGGATTCTCCGCCTTGGAGACGGTGACTCGGACGGAACGGGCGAGGCCCTCGTGAAGGGTCCCGCGCTGATCTGCAATGAGTGGGAGCTCCATGAAATCTCAAATTGCGCCATCCCGGCGGATCAACTCGCGCTCAAGAGGAGCGCTTTCTACGGGGTCCTGTATCCCGGCCAGGACGACGACACGATGAAGGTCAAGACCAAGAAGGGCAACGCCCCCCGTGGGCTCTACGAGGCCGCGAGGGCCGCCGCGGACGAGGACAAGGACCCCAAGGACGACGAGGCCGCCGAGGACGAGCGAGCCGATGACGAGCCCAAGACTTGCGAGGCCTGCGGCCAGGAGATCCCGGACGAGCGGTCCGAGGACAAGGACGCCGAGGACAAGGACGCCGAGGACAAGGACGCCGAGGACAAGGACGCCGAGGGCAAGGGCGACGAGGACGACGAGTCCGCCCGCTCCCTCCCCTCGGAGGTCCGGGCCCGGAAGCGGGCCGCCATGAAGTCCGAGATCCTGGAGCTGGCTCCCGCGAGTCTTCGGGACTTCGCTGAGGCCTGGTGGCTCGAAACGCCCAAGCCCACTTTGAGCGGGGCTCGCGCTGCGCTCCTGGAGGAGCGAGCGGCTCGGCTTAAGCCAGTCGGAACACCCACGAGGGAGGCCGGAAGGTCTCTGAAGCCCAACCCCCAACAAGAAATGACCGCGGGGGACTTCACCTCCTCGCTAGGATAGGAGCCAGCAGATGGCAAGCAACAAAAGCCCCTTTGTGGGGTCCTTCTTCGGGCACACCAAGGCCCTTGAAATGAAAGGCAAATTTGCCTCCGGCGATACGGCTGCGATCAAGCGGGGCGAGCTCCTGGAGCTCAGCGGTGGCGTCTTTGTCTCGCTCGCTTCTGACAAGTCGATGGCCGGAATCATCGCGATCGCTGGCGAGGAGATCAAGGCGGGAGACCGGGCCGGTTATTACCGGATCCTGGTCCCGCGCCCCGGAGACGTTTTCCGCTTCGCGCTCTCGGCCGCGGCCGCGATTGCTGTTGGGACCTCGGTCGGTTGGGCCAGCTCGCAGAGCGTCGCCTCATCGCCTACCAACCAGATCGGGAGCGTGGCCGACATGGACCACTATCCCCAGTTCCAGGGTCACCTCTCCAGCGACGCCGGGGAAGACAAGGGCATAACGATCGGCTCCACGTCGGAAGTCGGCATCACCATCAAGGCGAGCGTTTCCTACTACGCCGCTCTCCAGGCTTAAGGGGGCATCTCGAATGAAGATGCGCAATCGGGTCCAGGTCCTCTCGCGGGACGGTCTCCACACGGGAGCCCTTCGCTCCAAGGCTCAGGCGGCTTCGGCTTCCAAAACCCAAGCGGAGGCTGATGCCTTCGTCGGCTTTATCCGTGAGGCCACCGGTCTCCACGCTAGGACCGGGGCGGTTCTCTCCAGCTCGGAGATGGAGCGCCAGGGAATCACTCCCTACCGCTGGGGGAACGTCGAAAACGTCCGGGACCTCCGGGACGCCTTGGACGGGATCGAGCTCCGCTTTGAGGAGCCCACGAGCTCCGGCAAAACCCGGACGGTGAACACGAGCGCCTTTGCTCTGGTCACCTCCGCCCTTTCGGTCCGGGAGGTTTCGGCCGCCTACGAGGAGGTCCCCTCGGTCATCCCCGACCTCGTGACGGAGATGGACGACACGAACAAGATCACTTTCTTGGTCAACGTGTTGTCGGAGGATAACAACGTCAAGGAGGTCCCCGAGGGCAAGCCCTTCCCCATGCTGGGCGCGGGGGAAGAGAAATTCACCGTTGGGCACAAGCGAAACGGCCGGATGATCGCGATTAGCCAAGAGCTGATCGAGGAGAACAACAAGGGGGAGATTATCTCCCGCCTGACCGGTCTCGGGGCTCTCGCCCAAGAGCTCATTGAGGAGGACGGGCTGGAGATGATCACGGACCACTTCGGGTCCGGCTCCTCTCCCGCGGCTCCCTACCTGATGAACCTGGACGGTGGAAAGGCCTTCTTCCAGGCGGTCAATACGGTCCTGAGTCGCCTCGGAGCGACGGGTAACCGGGTGACCGATACCCCGCTGAATGACGAGACGAGCCTGGAGGTGGTCCGCCTTCTCCTCTCGGCTCAGACCAACAGCCGGGGCAAGCGGATCGCGATCCCCAAGACCCAACTTCGCCTCCTGGTCCCGGACGCTCTGAAGGCGATAGCCTTCAAGATTCTGAATTCGGAATACGTCCCAGGGACGGTGAACGAGATCAACCCGTGGGGTCCTCGTGGCGAGCATCAACCGAAGCTGGTCACCACGCCCAAGCTGGACGACCTGTCCACGAGCGCTTGGTATTACGGAGCTCCCCAGCGAGTCCTCCGCCGCAAGTGGAAGATGCGTCCGGAGATCGTGATGCACGGTGGCGCCTCGGGTGCATCGCTCCCCTTCGTCAACGCTCGCGAGGGCTTCCGGGTTCGCGCCGCGTGGGATCAGAAGATCGGCGCCGCGGACTACGTCCATTGGGTCCAGGCCCTGAGCGGGACCGCCGCTCCTGTGGACGCGTAACCCGTGCGCTTGTTTAAGCACACGGGCCGGACCGCCCATGGTCACCCCTGCCTTTTCCTCGCCCAGCGGGTGGAGGAGACGGCAGGGGGCAAGGGCTACTCCGGGTTCATCCTGGAGGCCCAGCAGCTCGGGAACGGGGACGGCTCCGCCTTCGTGGTGGAGGGCCAGCTCCGCCACCACGCCCTCGCTATGCCTGGGGACCTGGAGCTCCTGGGCGAGGAGGACACCGTGGTCCTCCTCCCTGGGGTCCTTCCTTCCGGCGGGGAGCCAGAGGCCAAGGCGAAGCCCTCGGCCAAGAAGAAGACGACCAAGAAGGCGGCCAAGAAGACCGCCAAGAAGGCGGCCAAGAAGACCGCCAAGAAGGCGGGGACTAAGTGAGCTACCTCAAGGACTACACGAAGGTCCAGCGCTTCCGCGGGACCGCGGATATCGACATCTCCGCGGCGGTCTACACGGGTTGGATTGAGCTCCTTTCGATTGTCCCGAGCGGAGACGGGGAGGTCCTCCATGATCTGGAGGTGACCCTGGACCTCGCTAAGGCCACCTCGGGTTATGCCGCGACCCACACGAGCGAGACCCTCCAGGCCACGCTCGGGGGAGCTCCCGATGGGATCAACTTCCGGCCAAACGCGAACGATGCCACGGCTGCGATCAGCGGGACGAATGCCGCCGGGGTCGGTCTCCGGTTGACGGCTCGGAAGGTCACCGGGGAGGGGGTCAAGGTCTACGTCAAGCTCTCCGCTGAGCAGGCGGATTGCGAGATCCCCTACACGGTGACCTATCGCGGTCGCCCCACTGCGACCATCACGCCCGTTGCGGCAGGCTAACCAACTCGACTAGAGCCAAGGCGGGGGCGGGAGGTCACCCCGCCCCCGCCTGGCTCTGTCACCTCACAAGGAGGCCACTATGGCCAGCCAAAAGCCTGTCCGGCTTGGCGTCGATGTCTTCCGGATGGTCTCCCTCTTCAAACAGGCGGGCCACACTACCTCTGCCGACTCGAACATCACTTCGGTTGCCAGCGAGTCCCCCACTGGTAACCAGTTCCCCTCGGGGTCCTTTGATGCTGGATTTGTGGCTCCTTATTCAGGGATGGCCAGAATCGCTTTCAGCCTCTCTGCGGTATCGGCAATCAAACTAGCTGAGGCGGTCCCCGCAGGTTCCCCCTCTTACGTGGTCCACACTCTTAACGGGGGGGTAAAGCTCAAGACTGAGGTTCTGACCTTCCCTATCCGTGGCGGTTTCGAGTATCAGTTCCGCGTGGGCGATGGCTCCATAACGCTCTATGGGCTAACCATCGACGCGATTAAGGAATAAGGGTGCCTCGCCCCCCCGCCAGGAGGAGGAGAATCCGCCGAAGGCTGAAGGATGAGCGCGTTAGGCGTCCCTACGTCTACGGGACCTCCTACCCATGGGGAGTTAGATCCGCTGACGGGATCTCGACCCCGCCTGTGGACCTCTCCTCAGTCAAATTCCTGTGGGACCCTCGTGGGAATCCTCTCCTGGACCCTGTGAACGGCACGGTCATCGCCGCGGGAGGCTCCCCCACGGTCTCATCTCGCGGTGGTGGCGTCGGTGTCCTGATGGGTGTCGGCAACTATTACACGGCACCTGTGGCCATTGGGGCTCTCTCCACACACACGCTCTATGCAGTCCACGAGCCCTTAGCCAATAGCGGATACGAAGGGATCATGTCCGCTGTTGACGCTAGCGAATTCTCCACGGAGGCGATGGGGCTTATCGCTCGTGGGACTTCGGCTAGCCGCGGGGGCTACGCGCTCAAGGAAGACACTGCAAACGGTCTGGCAGGCGATTATGCGGGCGCCTCCATCGTCGGAGGGACGGTCTATCAACACGCCGCGGCCTTCACGCCAACCACGGTTGAGGCCTACACAAATGGCGTATCCACCGCGGGGCCCGCGGCTAGCGTGGCGGTCCCGACTGGCATTGATCTCGTGGAAGTCGGTCGATACTCAGGCCAGGCTAGTTCTGTTGGCTATATGTATATGGCGATGCTCATAGAGGGCCCCTACTCATCTGATGTGGCTGACTGGATTGCGTCGGAATTCCCAGTGGGGGTCTCCCCGTGAGCGAGGATTTCTCCCAGGCTCACGCGGATGCGATCGAGAATCACGGGGAGCCGGTTACCTACGAGGTGGCCCCGGCGGACTCAAGCGGGACCGCCAGCTCCTCCTCCTTCAGTGCTCTCCGCTTGACCAAGGGAAACTCTGGGAGTTCCGAGGAGCTTTCCCAGGCTAGCGGCTGGCTGGTCCTGGCCACGGACGTGGCCGACCCCAAGCGGGACGACCTCCTTACAGATTCCGGCGGGACGGGATGGCATGTCAGGGGGGCCGAGCCAGTCAGGGCGGGAGTCTTCCGCATCTACACGGAACACGGCCACGAAAGGTAGCCTCCATGATTCAACTCGCACAAGCCACGTCCGAGCTCGGGTGGCCCTCCGCCCTCGTGGCGATCGTGTCCGCTCTCGTTACCGCTGCCCTCACCTTGGTCCCCATGGTCCTGAGCCACCTCCGCGCGAAGCGGGAGGCGGCGGCCAAGCGGAAGGCCGAGGGCGAGCGGGACGAAGCCACCGCTGAGCGCGATGCCGCCATCATTGGTATTGAGCGCGGAGGTGACCCCACGACCAAGGCGATGGTCAATAGGACCGCCATGGAGCGCGGGGTTAAGAGCCTCCCGGGGACCGTGGAGAAGGTCACGAAGCGCCTAGGAGTCCTCCTCCTGGGGTCCTTCCTCCTCCTCTCGGCTGAGGGATGTTGTTTTGTTGACCATGAGCAGCTCCGCGATACCGCGGCGATTCGCAGGCGAGCCCTTGAGCGCTCCCTGGAGCTCCCTGACGAGGCTATTTCCCCCGGGTTCGCGCGGGAGGTCTTCAGCAAGAATCGCGAGGGCTGGGCCCTCGTGGAGGAGCGTATGGGCGGAGCCGCTCCGGTCACGTCAAGATGAGCTGGGCGGGGCCCATGCTCAGCGCGGCCGCGCTGGAGATCCGGAAAATCAAGGACGCCTCTGAGCGAGAGATGGCCATCTCTGCCATCGCTGAGCTCGGGAAGGCTATCCCCGCCATGGATCGCCGGGGCGCGGAAAAGGTCCGCGAGCTCCTCGGGCACCTCAAGAGCGGGGACATGAGCTCCGCTCGGAGCTCAATCGCCTATGGCGAGGCTCGGGACAAGATCCTGGAGGACCTGGACGACGCCAACGCGCAAGACCGGGCCGCCTTGGCTCGCGAAAAGGACTGGGAGGAAATCTGGGACGCGGTGGGCTCCGCGGGACTCAAGGCCCTCCAAATCGCTATCCCGCTGCTTTTGGCAGTGGCTTAGGAGTGAAACATGGCTGAGCCAACCTTTGATGAGACTGGCGTGGACCTCGCGTATCTCTTGGACCCTCTGGACGAGCTGGAGAAGGCCACCGCCAACGCGTCCACGGGGTGGGTTGCGCTGGAGGAGGCCTACCGGAATCAGGTCCGGGGGCGCCTTGCGCAAGGGGGCATCGGCACGATCAAGAGCATCGCCCAAAACCTCTCCTTCATCCTGAGCTTGGCCTCTGTCCGCCTGTTGACGAAGCCAGCGCTTCGGCAGATGGCCTCCGCCTTTGACTCGTCCATCAAAGACAACGCGCCCATGGGGAAGGTCTGGCTGGCTGTCTATGACGGGATGCACGCTGGGACCAAAAGCATCAACTCCCCGGGTGACACCTACGATGCCTTCTCGGCCAACGGGAACATCATCACGGCTGGCTCCATTGAGGGAGACGGTGAGGTGGACCGCCTGACGGTGGACGAGAACGGTTACTCCCTGGAGGGGTGGATCCCTGATACCTACCAGCTCACTTGCGTGGGGGACGACCAAACCCCTGGAGTGGTGAAGCATCGCGAGCGGTTCGACCTAGAGGGGACCAAGGCCCACCCCAACAAGCTCAAGGAGGACGGCTCGGGCCTGACGGTCCGGGGTATCTACGGGATCACCGCTCGCGAGAGCCGGAAGCTAGTCCGTAACCCGTCCTTCTCGGACTACTCGGGGACGGGCGCCTCCTTGGATGTCCCTGGCTGGACTAACGGTGGGACTCTCGGGACGAACATCGCGATTGACACCACCAACACCTTCCGGGAGGAGCCAGGGACGAGCCAAAACGCGGCTCTGACCTTTAGCGCCAATGGTTCGATCTACCCCAAGGAGGGGGAGAGGGTCAAACCTAAATACAGCAGGAACGGCCCATACACGCATTTCGTGAGGGTTCGCAGGAATTCATCGTCCACCGGGACGGTGACGCTTCGCCTCTCGGGGACGATTGGTAGCGGCGGGGTCTCCGCTTCGGTGAGCCTGGCGAGCATCACGGCTGACACGTGGACGACGCTGAAGATTGCGATCGGGACTAGCTCCTGGCCGGCAAACTTCAACGCCACGGACCTCCGCCTCCAGATTGAGGTCACCTCCCTAACCGGAACGGTCAACGTGGACGACATTGGCGCGGGTGCCATGGTCCGCGTGGGCAAGGTCAAGAGCGTCCTTGCGGGACGCGGTGGCTCTGGCCAATACCTCTCCATCCGCGGTGGTCAAACCCCCTTCCTTGAGGGAGATCAGATGGAAGCCGTGGACACTCAGGGCGGGACGCGTGGGGTCTTGCAAAAGTGGCTCTCTCGCGTGGCGGAGTGGGGCTACCTTCCCAGCGCGACGAGTAGCGAAACCATCTCGGATCGCTAGTGGCTGACCGCTCTAAAGGGCTGGCCCTCAGCGCTGGGCGCCTCATCCGTGGGGCCTCCAACCTCGCGAGCGCTCCCGACTATGGCGGGACGGTCCTTGGGTCCTTCCTCTCCGTGGAGGTCCAGGCTCATCCGGTCCGGTATCAAGAGAGAGCCGCGGAGAAGGGTGGGGCGCCTGCGCGAATGCTCCACCTCTACTGGCTGGTCACGCTGACCGCCACCGGGGTCTCCTGGGATCAGGACTCTCTAGACGCTCAGTTCCCATTTGAGGTGGGGACGAACGTGGATGGGATCCCCACGGTTAGCCTTACCGGGATCCCTGGCCGCGAGGTCCTCTCCAGCTCTCTCCTCTTCGTCCCGGACCGGGTGGCGGATCGGGCCGCCTTCATAGTCTATGACGCGGTAGGAGACGCTCCTGGCGGTGGGCTCTCTTGGAGCGCCTACAGGGCCCGCGAGCTCCGCGCCAAGTTCATGGCACGCGAGGACGCCTCTGGGCGCCTCTTCGTCTCCGACCTCCTGTCCCGGATGAGCCTGTGACCGTATCCCGCACCCTTGACGCCCTTTATGGATCATGGTCCAGCGATGACTCCGGGTGGGGTATCGATGGCGCCATCACGAAGGCGGAGGACCGGGACACCTTCTCCATCACCTTCAAAGCCCTCCTGATAGGGAGCTCGGAGGCTGACTGCATTTCCAAGGCTGACTCCTTTGAGGAGGCCTTGAGGGTCACGAATCAGCGGGTCCGAGTCCGATACACGGCCAGCAACAAGGAGGACTTTGACCCTGGGACGGTGGGGAGCGTCTGGAGCGCCCAGAGCACCCAAGCCAGGTTCCAACTTCTCTCCGATGGCCACACGGACCGCTCCCGGATTTACCAGGTCACCCTCTCGGGGACCACCGCCCTCAACTCGGACACGGGGAAGGAGGGCAAGCGCTCCCAGAGCTACACCATCTCCACGACCCCCCAGGGTGTCCGCCAGCTACAGGCTGCGATCATCTTCACGCCGATCCCCGCGGTGGGTGACGCTGACACGGTGGCGGATCACGCCACCTACGGCTTCGCCAAGGCTGTCTCTGACTACCAGACCACCCTGGGCGGAACCTGGGACAAGCCCACCGCCGGTCCGGTCAGGGTCCAGGATGAGGATGGGAGATCGGTCACGCTGACCGCCACCTACCTGGAGATCATCTATGACCAAAGCGCCTCGGGGACGAATGACCCTGAGCTTGTGGGGATCGAATTCTCTTGCTTCACGGACCGGGAGGCGTCTATCTCCTTCCCCGGGGTCGCCTCCAATCCTGTCTCCGTGGTCCGGGTGGTCTTCAGCTCCGGGGTGGACAAGGCGGAGACTCAGGACCTGGATGCGGTTATCACGTCGAAAGTCCTCCCCTACATCCGCTCCACGGTCAAATCCGTCCTCACGGTCCCCGGGGAGCTCGTGGAGGTCCGAAACACGCTGAAGGGTGACCCCACCACCAATACCATCTCCGGATCGGTGGATTTCGAGGCCCCCGAGGAAGGGGCGGGCCTGAGCGCGTCCAAGTTTTATGCGGACTCGATTGAGGACGGGGATGAGTTTCTGGAAGTCCTGAGCGGGGAGGATTACGAGGCGGACCGCCACGAATTCAGCCCGAGGTGGCTCCGGGACGTGACCATCGTAATAGAGGAGCTGGGCGACCTCGGGGCCCCCGATGACGGATACGTATCTGGAGCGCTAAGGGACCTCATGGAGATCGAGGTTTCCGAGCAGGAGGCCCAGGGCTTTGTCCGGCGGGCCCGATCGACAACCGCAAGAGCTGAAACCGTCAAGCTCACTAACGAGCTGACTCGCTCCGCCTTCGCTGGCTTCATGCGATTCAGGCGGGTGGAAATCAAGAACACGAGCAGCAACGGACTCCAGAGCGTGACCCGATGAGCGAGGTGGTAACCGTCCTGCGCCAGATCCTGGCGGAGCTGAAGTCCCAAGGTGGAGGAGGCGGCGGCGGCGGCGGCGGCGGAGAGGGTGCCCCCTCGGGCGGGGCCGATCAGGCTGGCGGCGGCGGCGGGGGCCCCTTCACCCTCGGGAAGGCGGGAGCAGTAGGAGCCGCAATCTTCGCAGGGAAGAACGCAAAACAGTTTCTAGAGGACGGGGTGACCGCTGGGCTACAGAGCGGAGGGAGCGTCCAGGCGATCCAGGGCGGACTCCTGAGGAGTGGGCTCAAGGCCGCCGGGAGTATTCCTGGGGTCGGGGGCCTGGTGGATCACCTGACCGCTCCGATTGACCGGGCCCAGGCCAACGTCACGAGTCGCCTCCGCCGGCTTGGAGAGCTCGGGGTGAGCCACACGGACGAGCAAACGCGCGGGATCTTTGACCTGGAGCTGAAGGCTCAGAAGCGAGGCCAGAAGGCGGCGGACCAAGTGGCGACGATCGCGAATGAGGAAACCCTGAAGGAGGCCAAGCGGATCGGCTCAGCGGGGGCCACCGCGCTGGAGGTGGCCGCCAACCTCGGGGCCCTCGGGCAGGAGGCCCAAACGCTGATGGGCATTTTTAAGAACCTCCGGATTGCAGCGAACGCGGGGGGCCTTTGAGCTCCATCAGTGTTGCGCTCGGGGCGGAGGGCTCGGGGACGCCGATCAGCCTTAAGCGGGGGAGCTCTGTCACGTGGGGAAAGAGCTACGGAGTCCAGCCCTACTTCTCGGAAATCGAGACGGACATCACGCGAGCCTTCGCAATCTACGAGGCATCTCGCTTTGAATTCCCAGACGGGAGGAGCCAGGATCGTGGTCAGTCCGCTGGCCCCCTGACCCTTCATATTCGACCGAGCCAGGGGCCGGATCGGAATTTCCGGAACCTCTTCGCGCTCGCGGTCAAGGCTGGGCAGGACCCCCAAATGGGGAGGGTCATCCTCGTGGACTCCCGGTATTGGTGGCGGACGATCCTCATAGACCGAGCCTTCAACGTCGGCGATCAAGCGGAGACAAGCGACTCGTGGGCGGGGACCTGATCCCGATCCAGAACAAGGTCATTGCCCCTGACTACGCCTTTCGGCGGGTGTCCCTAAAGGACGGGGTGCCCTACACCCCAATCCAAGGTCTGGAGTCCATTATGGACGATCTGGAGGGGGCGGAAAACTACGCCATCCCGGAGGGGGTGGTGGAGCACACGGACTGGCCAGACGGGATCTCTGTCCGGGACAAGGGGCACATGGCGCTATCCCGCATCTTGTCCTTCCTCCCCGGGGTCAAACCCACCCAGCTAGAGGACGGATCTATCTCCTTCGGGAACATCTATTCCGGCGAGGAGGTGGACGTTATCCGCCCCCTCTTGGGGACCCAAAACGCTGGTTCCGCCTGGATCACTGACCGGAAGAATTTCCGAGCCAGGAGCTTCCACATCTACTTTCGGCGGGAGATTGAGATCCGAGCCGATTTCGAGGACACCGGGGGCGAGTCTGACCCCCTCAAAACGGGGGCGCCTGGCCAGGAGGACCCCACCTTCCACAACGTCATCGAGTGCCCGCTTTACCTCCTCCCCCTTCCGAACGGGGAAACCGCCACCCAGGGCGAATACATCCGCTTCCCCGTATTCCTCCAGGCCTTCAACGCGTTGAAGGCCTCCAAGGCGGCCACCGTGGAGCAGAAGCACGGGGACTTAACCCAGGCTGACATCCGGGAGTGCTGGCTGGGAAAGTGGGAGGTCCTTGCGGAAACCCATGCCCTCCTGAAGAACGGGCAAGAGACGGACGGGGACCTGGCTCTGATGCTGGCCGCGATCCAAAGCGGATGGCGCCAGCTCTTTCGCCTCCTACCCCAGTGGGTGGACAAGCTCAGAGGATTCAAGGCCACACGCGTGGCGGTTATGGACCCAGAAAACGGGGTCACGTGTAAGTCTCCCGTGTTCACCCAGTGGATCGAGAAGGTGAATCAGCAAGGGGTGAGCGTGGGCCACTTCGGAAAGAAAAATGATGACTGGAAGGCAAACCTAAAGGATGCCAAGTCCTCCCCATTCGATGTCCAGGTCTTGGACTCGGATGCTGGGGTGTTCCTGGTCTCTCCTCGGCTGAATCAAACCCGCCTGGCCTCGGACTACGTGGTGGGAACGGCATCCGGTCCGCTCCCCACGTCCAAGCTAAATGACGTTCTGGATTACTGGCATGAGGTGACCGTGGCGCGTGACTTCAAGATGGCGATCATCTTCAGCGCGATCCAGGACTCCCCAAACGACAAGCGCCGGCTCCATCGCGTGATCGTTTCAACGGAGGAGGCCTCGGCGGTTCTCGGGGCTCCGATCCCGGGTGAGTCCCTCGGGCCGGACCGGGAGCTCTCCGTGGACATCGACTCCGCCCGCTTCGCTTGGTCCGATGACCGAAGGGTGGAGATCCTGGCTCGCGTGTTTGGGGATGACGATCCCCTGGACCAAGGTGACGGGGACGGATCCCTGGACGATCTTCTGGCCAACCCCGGAGCGGTTGAAGACATGGCGAAGGCGGCGGCGGCGGTGGATCTCGCTCCCATGCTGGACCGGGCCCAGGGCCGCCTTGTTCTCTCCCACCTCCCGGACATCTCCCCCGTGGGCAACCTCCAGGAGGTGGTCCATACGGTGAGCCTCCTCCAGAACGGAAACGCCACGGTCCTGACGGTGGTAGACCTTCCCGGGGAAGTCGATTCCCCAGACATCTACTCCGTTCTCCCGGAGCAAACGCGGCGGGTTCTGCGCCGGGAGGTGGCCAGATGAGCGCTGGATCAATCCAAGGTGGCCACCGCGGCCACAAGGGGCTCCGCGATCACGGAGCCAAGGACGTAGAGGAGCGAGCTGTCCAATACGGGGCGGTTGTGGAGCTCATAGAGGGGCGGCTCTCCGGTTACGTGCGCCCAGAGGGGAACGCATGGGACAACAAGGGGGACCTCCAGAGCTACACCCTGTGGAAATCAGCGGGACGCCAGCAGCGGGCTATCAGCTCGCTCTCCCCTTGCTTCGCTTCAATCCTCACGAGCGCCCCCACCGCCCCCGCTGGCTCCCAGCCCAAGACTGGACAGAAGCTTCCCGCGACCAAAGCGAGGGTGGCAGGCTCTAACAAGCTCCTCCCCCTCCGGGGTCCCTCCCAACCGGATACGCGTTTCAGCGAGATCCCGATGAAGCTGGGGTCCAAGCCCCCGGGGTTTAAGGGATTCCCCGCCGGGACCGCCGGGGTGGTGACCGCCGCCATGGAGGAGACGGTAGAAATCGACCTCTTCATCGCGGGTTGGAATAACGCTCTGATCTGCCCAAATCTCCCGGGTGCGGACCCAGACCTGGCCACTCGGGTCTATGACCTGGACCCAAGCTCTAGGCTCCACCCCACACGCCACGTGGAGCTCCAGTCCTTCTGGACGGTCCTGGATCTGACGCCGGGGGCGCCAGCCTGTGGTCTCGTCGGGAAGTCCCTGGCGTGGAACGTCGGGCGCGGCGGGAACCTAGAGGGGGGGCCTGGCTTTGGCGTGATGGTGGATCACGATAAGGCGGAGTATTACCCCCTCCCCTCGGGCCTGGGGGGATTCCTCTCGGACGGATCCCAATGTAAACACGGGGGCCAGCTCGGGACGGACGCCGACGGGCGGAAGGGCTTCCCCGCACACTTGACCCCTGATGCCTTCTGGAAGGGCTACGGGGGAGATGGCCCGATGTCCTTTGAGTCTGCCGCGTGGGTGGAGCCGAATGGGGACTTTGGGAAGTGGAGAAAGGTCCATCTTCGTTGGAATCCGACTGGGAAGCACGCAAACGGATGCGTCTCTGGGCCTGGCTACTGGATGTGGGAGGTCCGGACACCAACCTCTATCACCCTCCCCCCCTGGATCCCCTGGGACCCCCCACCCTTCCGGGACCCTCGCGAGCCGGACGAGGACATCATCGGCATTCCCGGCGGAGTCATCAAGGGGGGCGGCGGCGGAGGCGGTGGCGGCTCTGAGGAATCAGGGGATGAAATCACCTACGGGCCTGGCTCTGGCGGAGAGCTGGGGCCGCCTCAGGACGAGGGTGGGCAGGACGAGGAGGCCGAGGGGCCCACGGACTCGGATGCTGGCTTCTGGGACGGGATCTTCATCCCGGACTGGTCCCACGAGGGCGAGCCGGAAAGCGAATTCAGCCCCAGCGGGTCCAACCGCCAAGGGGCCGCGACGGGTGCCACGCCCAGCGAGGAGGCGGAGGCTGACGACGACATCAGCATCGGCGGTGGTGGCTTTGAGGGCGCCTTTGAGGAGCTTCAGGGCGGGTTAGCGGACGCGGAGCCTGTGGAGCCTGGCTCCGTCGAGGACGCCAGCGACGACCCCGTGACGCAACGTATCGGACACCTTCCTCCCCAACGGGGTCGGGATTGGCCTGGGGCGGTGGCTTCGGCGTCGGGGATGACGTTGAGATAGCGGATGACCCTGGCCTGGAAGCTGGGACCGTGGACGGCTCCCCGCCCACGAATGCGGATGCGGCGGCTGGAAATTTCCTCCCGCTCTACGAATACGGGAGCCAATGCTCCTTTGTGCCAGGGTCTGGGCTCATGGGAGTCCCCACGGACCCCGACGCAATCACGGTGGGGGGGGGGGATCCCGGCTCCTATGAGGGCTGGATCCAGGACACGCCCCTGGTGGGGGTCACGACTGGCATCGCTGTGGGGGACGGATCCCCGGGTGGCGGGGACGCGACCCTCCAGCCCAACGGGGTCCTGACCTCCTCGGGCGCTGGGGTGGTCCTTCCTGCTAACGCTGGGATCCTTCCAACGATCGGCGGGGAGTGGGACCCCTGCCGAAAGGACAAGACGCCAACCCAGACGTTCTCCCACGTCTACCCCGGGGGCCTCTCCTCCATCAAGTTCGCCCACCCAGATCAGTCCAAGTCTGGCCTGACGGGAAGCGGGGCGGAGGTCCGCCAGGGGGCGCCCTGTGGAAGCGGGCTGACCATTACGCTTTTGGACTCGGACGGAGACCCGAACACGTCTAAGCAGCTCGCGCTAGACGGGAGCGGGGTGTCCATTACCGGGGGCCTGGTGGTGGACGGGACCGCCATCACGGGCGCCGGAACGGGGCCGCCTGCTATTGGTGGCTCGGGCGAGGATGGCGCGGTGAGTGAGGCCAGCTCAATAGGCTACGGGGCCGCGAAGCACGCCACAACTTTCAACGTTGCCACGGGGGTGACCGTGTATCCGTCTCTTAATGACGCTTTGCTTATTCGCGCCACTGGCGCCTTCTCGCTGACTGGGACGGGGAAGCTCTCCGGGACGGGCCGCGGCTACATGGAGCCATCCTAATGCCTGCCCCCGCAGGAGCTGATGCTCCAGGGGTGGATGCCCCCGCGATGGCATTCGCCACGTCTATGGACGGGCTCAATCTCGCCATGGCTCCCGCCGAGGGCGGGGCTCCTGGAGGGGCTGGGGGTGGTGGGTCCGCCTACCACTCAGACGCTGGCCTCTGGGACGGTGGGAACGCCCTGACCACTAGCCAATTCTCGTATTCTGCCCAATCAAATTGGGGTCGGAAGATCGGGACGACCGGGGCGCCTGGCTTGGGCGGAGTGGCGGCGGACGGAGCGGACGGGACCGATGCGAGCGGGACGAGCCAAACCATACTCCGGACCTATGCCGCCGCCGCCATGAGGGCTCTAGGCTCCTGGATTATGTTCGCTCCTGGGTCCCAAAACGGGTTCCACTCGGGGGGCGGCGGATCTGGCAACAGCGAGGACGCCAGCGAATCCGCCTCGGGCGGAGCTGGCGGGACGACCTCCCTCCCTAGTGGGGTCACCCCTGGGACCGCTGGGTCTGGGGGCTCTGGTGGAGGTGGCACCGATAGCCCCGGCTCTTGTGGTGGTGGAGCCACGGGCGGGGTGGCTGGGGCGACCATCAGCCTTGAAATGGCCGCGGCGATCGCCTGGGGCTCTGGGACGATCGAGTCCGCCGGGGGCGATGGCGGAGACGGTGGGGCCGGCGGGACCGCCACGAACGGGGGCGGCGGTGGAGCCGGAGCTGGCGCTGGGGGTGGGGCTGGCGGACCTATCATCGCCCAAAAGCTGGCGTCCATAACCCCCTCGGGGACTCTTACCACGGACGTGACCGGAGGAGCCAAGGGGACCGGGGGCCTGGGAGGCTCTGGCTACCTCACCCAGCCAGACGGTGGCGATGGCGGAGACGGTCTCGCGGGCGAGGCGGGTTACTACGAGATCGTAAACGTGGCCGCCTGATGGATGTTCTTGCTATGAGCTTCCAGGAGGCCCTCTCGGCTGTTGTGGCTGAGGAGCGGGAGCTCCTGGACCTGGACATGGGCTCTCGCCAGGAGGGCCACGAGTCCCTCCGGGGGAAGGCCCGCGTGGACCTCCTCCCTGGGGGTGGATCCTTTCGGGTGGTCTGCCTATGCGGGCCGGAGCCCTTTCTCCTCCGCGAGGTCCGGGGGGCCGCGGAGACGCTCTGGGGATACCACCTCCGCCACGCCTGGGGCGGGACCTGGCACCACTGCGACTCCTGCGGGGCCCATTACGCCTACAGTGGCCGAGCTGAGGGGAGGGGGGCGGTGGACCTCGTGGACCTGTCCCTGGTGGATCAGGATGACTCCTGCCGCCTGTCCTCGCTTTCGGCTCTCCAGTGCCACCTCCTGGACGTTTCCCTGGAGCGGGATGAGGCTGTCTGGCTCCATTCCATGGAGCTTCTCCGCAAGGCTAATCAGCTCCAGGACGGGGAGGCCGCCAAGGAGCTCCTGACCGCTGCGCTCTACCTTCGCCAGGAGCTCCAGACCCGGAAAATGCACACGCTCCGGATGATCGCCTGGGAGCATGGATTGGACGGATTCCCCCCGGGGGCGCGGATCTTCCGGACGCTCGGGAAGGCGGGGATGATCGACTGGGGTCAGGGCGGGAAGCCAAAGCCCCTCTCTGGGGCTGACCTCCTGGGCGCGATTGCTGACGCGACGGACGAGCGAAAGGGAGCGAGCCCTTGGCGCATCCCAAAGTCGGTCCGCTCCGGAGAATGACCCCACGAAGGAGGGCGATATGAACGCTCCCGCGACGACCAACAAGATGTCCGTGGAGGTGAAGGGGACCTATGAAGCCCTCTACCTCAAATCACGCCTTGAGCGAGCTCAGGCGATCCTTGACCAAGCCCAGGCGGAAGCGGGGGAGATCGCCACGGAGGCCTCCTACCGGATCCTGAAGGACCAAGGGCTGGAGGTCCCCATAGGGTCTCACCTGAGCCCTCAAATCGAGGGGGGGAAGGTGGTCATCCTCGTGACCCTCCCCGCGGGTAAGGCCTTCAAGGCGATACCGCCGCCTCCCTCTCTGGGGGACTCCCCTCCCGAGCCGGAGATTCCCGAGCCGGAGCCGGATCATCAAGCCTGATGGGTTGATCCTGCCCGCGGGTCATGGAGACTCTCGGTATCTATGACCCGCCCGCCTGACTGGCTGCCTGACGCGTTGAGGGCCTTGGTGGCTGACCCTCGCGCGGTATTGTGCGCAAAGGACGATCAGAATACGATTCTCTGGGCGAGCCCCGCTTACCAGGAAGCGGCTGGCGTCGATATACTGAAGCCAGTGGGGACCTCGGACCTTTGGCCTGTTGCCCTGGCGGATCAAGCCCACGCCAGTGACTTGTCCACCATCCGGCTTGGCTATTCGGTTCTCCTTGCGAATACGCCGCGGGGTGTCTACCGGATGGAGAAGTCCTCCCCTTCGGCTGGCCTCGTGATCTGCCACGGGGTTCCCGCCTTCCACCAGTTCCGGGCTATTTGCTCCAAGCGCTGGCCTGACCTCTCGGGCAATCTCATCTCCGTTCTGGCAACCGCCACGGAGAGCCTGAGCGGAGGACTGGGAGTGGGGGTCCTGGGCGACCTCTCCGCCAAGCTCCGGCTCCCTAGGGCCCAGGTCTTAAATACGCTTAGGGAGCTGGAGGCTCTGGGCTGCCTTCAGCTCGGGCGGAGCCCTCACGGGGTGGAGATTTACGCCCCTTGGGTCGCCACGCTCCTCCGCGATGCTTGCCAGGCTCCCAGCCCTGCCGCTCCCCTGACCCTTGAGTCCTTGGCCGAGGCTATTAGGGGGCTTGACGGCAGGGGTAAGCTGGACCTTGTGGAACCTGAGCCAAAGCCATGGCGAGTAACCGCGCGCCCTCCGAAGGGCCGCGAAGGACATAATTGGCAGCTCCGTTTCTTCCCTCCGCCGAACGAGGGGCGCCCAGGGAAGCCCGGGAAGCCCTACCAGAAGTCCGCCAAGACCCGGGACAAGGAGGAGGCTTGGTCCCTCGCCAGGCGGCTGGAGGCGGAGCTGAATGGGACCTGCCTGTCCTTAGGCGACGCGATGAAAGCTCACCTGGCCCACGTGGAGCAGAAGGGGGCCAAGGCCAATACGGTGGCCTCCATGAGGACCGCCGCCAAGCGCCTGGCGGAGATCGGTCTCCCCACGGAGTCGGTGATAGCCACGTGGCAGGACTCGCTAGAGGTCCAGGAACTGGCGGCCAAGACCATCAATAACTACCTCCGCTGGGGCCAGCTCGCGTGGAAGCGAGACCTAAAGCGCTCCTGCCTTCGGCTCCTGAGCTTTCGAGAAGAAACCACCCACACGTCTCCCACAGACGAGTGGGAGAAACCGCTAGAATCCCCGCCACCCAAAGGAGGTGCAGAGGGGCTAAAGAGTGAGGTGTATTGCAGCATCGGAGAGAGTCCTGGGGCTGGAGCCGAGGCCCGCAAAGGGTTTCCGGCCGAAGTGCTCAGGCTACCACCGGGAGTTTCTCCCACAGTGGGATCCGAGCTTATAGAGGCCCTGAGGGTCTCTATTCCGCTGCGCACCTGGCTACGTTTAGTCCTCGCTGAGCTCGATTAAGGATCGCGATCCAGCGCGAACGCAAAGAAACCCCGGATTGCAGTCCGGGGTTTCTTGAGACGGGACCGGAAGGACCTGTCAAAGCCTGTGGCCAAGGAAGGCCCAGACTTTAGAGATTCGCAGCCCCACCGGCAAGCTTTGCCCCTGCGATATCGGCTCTCTTGGAGCGCGTTAGAGGTCCCTATTTGCCTCCGCGGCTCGCAAGTCCCCACCCTCAAAGGGTTTATATATTTTTGGCGCTTGAGCCTGTGGGAGCGTCGGGTTAAAAAGTGAGCCGCAAAGGGTTATTCAAACCCGTTGCGGCTCACATAAAACCGACCCTCGGCGCGCTTGTCCGTCAAAAAGAGTTGCGCGCCGAGGGTCCTAGGCAGAATCGACCCTATATCAGACCCCCTCCGGGGTCAATAGGGAACGGTTCCGCCACGGAGTGACCCCGTGGACATCCGCCTCCTCCTTGACCTGCCCTTCTACAACCGTGAGCAACTCGCGGTGGCCGCCGGGGTCTCTGTCGAGACGATCAAGCGGAGGCTCCGGTCCGGGGAGCTCTCCTATGACACCCAGATCATTGGCCGGGATTGCTTCAGCAAGAAGGCGGCTAAGGGCTTCGCGGCGACCGAGCGAGCTCGTGGGGAGCGCCGCGGCCGGCCGGCCAAGGAGCGCACCTCGTGAGCTCCCCCGCTGAGCGCCTCGTGGAGCTCCTCCGCGGCGAGGGCTTCGACGTGCGAGAGGACTTCGCTGAGGCCGGCTCTCCCGCGTGGCGGGTTTGGGAGCCGGGGGCTGAGAGCTGGGATCCAGCAGGGGCCATCCGGGGCGGGATCGGCTTGACCTGGTGGCCGGCCAAGGCCCCCGGGGGCCTACTCCGCCTCTTGGTTGAGGCCTGGGCGGAGGCTGAGGCCTCGCTCTCGGACCCCACCCTCCGGGCTAAGGCCTACGCCCTCATAGACGCCAACCGCTAGAGCCAACCCCGGGGGAGACCTCGGAACCAATAAATAAGCGGGGCCCCCCTTGCCGCCAAGCTCGGGGGGCCCCTATGCCCGCCAACCGCTACAGAAGGCCAGACATGCCAGAAATCCTACCCCAACCCGAGAGCGAGTCCTACTCCCTCGGGGTCCTTCCTCTCCCCTCCCAGGAGGTCCTCAAGCTCCCCCTTGCGGAGTTCCTCCCGGAGGCCGAGCGCCTAGCTAGCTCCTCGCTGTCCCTGGAGGACGCTCTCCTGGGCGAGAGCGAGGCTTTGCGGATTGGGACCGCCTTGAGGCGCCAAATGGAGAGCGAGGACATCCAGCGGAAGGCCGCGGCTCTGGCTTGTGCTTT